TCGGCCTACCGGGGTATGAACCCGCTGGTCGGCCCGGTTGTATCGGCATCGTCACGCCCTGCACCGCGGGCATACCCGATACCTGGTTGGATGCCGGGCCGCTCTCCAGTTGGCCCGGCCCTGGCGGGAGTAGGGGCTGCCCGTTCGGGCCCACCAGCGCCGAAGCCGGGTTGCCCTGCGGCTGGCGTTTGAGACCAGCGCGGGCGAGCGCGGCGTCCTCCACCGCCTGCTTGAGCACGGGATCGGTCTCCAGCAGCTCTTCCACGCGGATGTTGCGCAGGATGGTGTCGGGGTCCTCCTCGTGCAGCTTGCGTTCGAGCACGGTGCGCTTGTCGTACAACTTGGCGGCCACCAGCTGAGTAGCGATCATGGCGTCGGCCTGCTCGTCGGTGGGCGCCGTGGGCCGATACTGCACAGTCACGGGGCCGAGTTTGCTGATGTCGGCCACATTGGCGGCGCCGTGATCAGGCGCCATGGCCAGCCACGCTTTTGAGGCGCGGCGTTGCGGCCTGCCGGTCTTGGCGTTGATCTCGCTCCACCCCTGCACGTACACGGTCTGCTGCACCTTGTTGGCGATCAGCCAATGGCTGAATTCCAACGCCTTCTCGATCTGCCGCTGCAGGCTCATACTGCTAATGCGATAGGCCATCTCCACCGCCGCGCGCAGTTGCGCCGCGTGGTAGCCGGAGCCCTCGCCGCCGCTGATGCCGCGCATAATCGAGGGGATGCCGGCGATGTCGATAAGCGACTTCAGCAACTGAACCATGTCGTCTAGGTCTTTGCCGACTGGCGGAGGTGAGAGGAAGCTCAGCCGTTGTCCTAACCCCAGGTACATAGCCTTGCCCGGCGTCCACTTCAGCGGCTCGCCGCCGCCGGCCGCCTGCGTGCCGGCGTTGCCAAGCGGCATATCGAGCGATGGCATACCCTGCGTGTTGGGAACGGTCTCGATGACCGGGTTGGGGTAGGCGCCGAGGTACGACCAGTTCATTTTCATGGTCAACAGCTCGTCCATGCGCGGCACGAGAAACAGGAGCGAGTAGAGCAGCGATTCCATGTCGTGAGCCGGCGCGCGGAAGTACGGCAGATGCGGGCAGTAGGGGTTCTTCTTGGGGAACCCAGGCGCCTCTGAGCCGTCGATGATCACGTGCCACTCGTAGGCGGTCCAAAACTCTACCTTGACGCTGCGCCCCGTTGCGCTCGTCAGCCAGCCCTCGGGCGCCGGTTTGCCTTCCAGTACGGCGCTCGGGTTGACCAACCGCCCACTCTCGCCGTCGCTCATCGCGTAACGCGTGCGCAGATACGGCTTGGCGTACTCGCCGTACTCCAGCGCCCACAGGTCGCCGTACTCGCCGCCTTCGTAGACCACGGACATGCGGTCCACGTTGCGCCATGCGATGGGTAGGTCGGCCGACAATTTGTGTTCCTTGGCGCGACCCTGGTATTCGTCGGCGCTCTCACCATCGTTGCGCTCAGGGAAGTTGGCCCAGGCGTCGGGACGATGTACCACCTTGAGTACGCTCTCTCCATCACGCACGTGGCCGTAGGTCAGATCCCAGATAATGTCACGGCCGACTTCCTTGTTCAGCCGCTCGATCATGGCCGCGTCGAAGCGCTCGGCCACGTTGGCTGATTGGCGGTAAGCCTCCTTGGCGTCGTCCTTTGGCTCGACGTGCACGATAGGGTACTTCGCTACAAGACTGGACGTGATGCGGTGCGCGGCATCGCGAATGAACGGCGTGCGCACGTTCTTCGTGATCGCCTGGTACTGCGTCGGGATGTCTACCTTGTGTTCCATGCGGCACATAGCGCGGAACTGACTCGCCAGATTGCGCAGCCGTCCCTCATCGCCGTCCGATTTGCGCGCCTGGTAGAGGCCCATGATGTCTCCGCACGTATATTCAGGCTTGAACGTTTTGCGTTTAGCCATCAATCAGCCTCCACGCGGAAGTCGGCCATGCGGGCCATCTGCCGCGTCGGCATTGCTTCCAGCATCAACCCGTAGCGCAATGTGTCCGCCGGGTGATCCTCGGTCTTCACGCCCTTCACCTTGTCGGCCAGGTCCTCGCTGTCCAGCGGGTCGTGCACCATACTGGGCAGCGTGCGCACGAGATTAGGTGCCCGGCCATCCAGCACCTGCAGCCGCGGCTTCTTTTCCTCACCGTCTTCGCCCTTCCACGCCAGCGCCCGCCGTACCGTCTGCCAGCCAGCAATACGTGAGTTGACGCCCGGCACCAGTGGTACGCCGTGCTGGTGATAGACACTCGCGATGCTCGGTTTGTTCTGCTCGGTGCGGTTATTGAACATCGACGGATCGCCCACGTGCACCGATATGCGCTCACCCTTCGACGCTTCGACAATCTTGTCGGCCTGCTGCTCGTCCCGCAGTCCCGCGCTGTAGGCCTCGCGGTAGACGTAGATGTGGTGCTTGTCGGCTGGATTGCGCGCAAACCACAGCGTGCACCACGGGTCCGCGAAGCCGTAGTCGGTGGACGTCCAACGGGTCCAATCCTGCGGAATCTCAAAGGCAGGCACGATGTGGCGCTCCTCGTCCCATTCCGTGAAGTACATCCCCTCGGCGGCTACCCAGAGGCCGTCGGCCAGCCTCTTCTTGAGCACACCGGTCAGGCTCTCCAGAGTTGCTAGATAGTCGGGCGGGTTAAACGAGTTATCCGCCGCCCGGCTATAAAAGACCGTGGCCTCTTTGCCTTGAATGAGCCGTCGGTTGATCCAGTGATTTGGCGCGTCAGGGTTGGTACTGAGTATCACCTGCCGCCAGGACGCAGCCCGGCCACGCACACGGGCCTTGACTTCGTTGAAATCGTCCTCGGTGAAGGCGTTCGCTTCCTCCATCCAGACGATATCGGCGCCGCCCTTTTGGCCGATAGAGCGTATCTGCTCGCGTTGTTCGTCGTCGGCCATGCCGCCGTAGGCCAGAATGGAACCGTTCTTGTACTCCCAGCGGTACTTGCTCGCTACTAACTCAACCGATGGGTCACGCCCGATAACCTCGCGGTCCATAAACAGGACCGTGGAGTTAGTCATGCTCTGCCGGGTTTTGCGCAACGCCAGCGCGGTGGCGCCGGGGTAGCGCTTGCAAAACCCGTGCAGCTTCTCTGCTGCCAGCCTGCTCTTGCCCCCACCCGCCGACCCCGTGAGCAGCATCACCGAATCGGTACAGCGCCACGGCTCTACCTGCCACGGCAGCGGTTCATAGGGCGCTATATACTCAATCGGGCCAGTCATCGGGCGACACCGTACAATAGCCCTTGACTGTTTCCACCTGAGCGGCTATGTCCATCATCTGCACCGGCCGGCCGAAGCCGCGATCCGCTAGCCACTCGGCGGCCTGCATACGGGCCTTAAGGTCGGCGTCCTCTTCTTGGCCCCGCAGCACGCGCAGCATGAAATCGACGAGCTCTTTGCCGTCCTTGGTTTGTGCGCGCACGAGGCTGACTAGGCTATGGGTCCGCCCGCCCGCCTTGTTGCCAGGCAGAAAGCGGCCTGTTTTAGGGTCGCGCGATGATGGCGCCTTATTAGGATCGTCCACCCTTACGCCCTTTGCCCTTCTTGCCCTTGCAAGCCATCGCATTCCTCCACGATCAGCCACAGCGGCCACTCGTCGTAGTACACATAGCAGCCGACGGCCGTTTCGCCCGGCTCGGTTGGCGGCACGCCTCGGCAGTAGATCAGCCGCTGCATAGTGCGAACCTCAAAAACGGCAAAGAAAAAAGCCCGCCGCCGACTATTCGGCAACGGGCTGCAATTCCCGGAATCTATTGCAGGCTCTAAGCCTGCGCTCTGCCCACTAGGTTAGCATACGGCAAAGCGCTATGTCAAGAGTTTGGTTTTACGGCATCCAGGTCTCGTGGCGCGAACACGTGCCCGCAGGCGCGGCAACGATACGCCGGCACACAATCGTCCTCACGGCCCTTGGCGACGCGGTAGCAGTCCACGTGCGCCAGATCCGTGATCGTGTGGCACCGCGGGCACTCGATCCGCCGCTCTCGCTGCATCGTCGCCATCGCCCCGTGTCCCTCCTGTGTTACCTAGTCATCCGCGGATTGCCTCTTCTCGGCGGCTACGCCGGCATCGATCAACTCCCTCATTCGCCTACCGCCCTTGCGGCCAATCGCCTCAAAGTGCCCATGCGGGTGCGCGGCAGCGTTAGCCTGGCCACCCTTGCGGCCGATTGCCTCGTAGAACTTCCGACCATGCCTAGCGCTCGTCGTCGTACCACCCTTGCGCCCTGCCTCGCTAACAGTCATTTGCTGGCTCACTATATGCCTTCTCCTTCTCCGAATTGTGCTGCCGCTCCTTCTCCCCCTCCGCACCTGGCCGAGCCGTGCCGTGGGAGGGCTGCGTCGCACTAGATGTTGT